CTGGCAGCAGCACTCAGCAGCGCGAATACGGGCGATGGTCCATTACACATCAAGCTTCACAGTGATGGCGGCGAGGTGGTCGAAGGCTACGCAATTATCAATATGCTCAAGTCACTAAATCGCGAAATACACGTAACAGTGGAAGGTCTTGCGGCTTCGATGGCAAGTGTAATTGTCGGCATGGCAGACAAGGTTTACGTGTACGACTCAAGCTTCATCATGATCCATCGAATTTCAGGCGGCGGCTTTGGCACGCCAGAGCAAGTGATTGAATATGGTGAAACCCTTAAAAAACTAGAAAATTTATCTATCGAAGTTTATCAAAAACGCACAGGCAAGACGCGTGATGAGCTTATAGATTTAATGAATCGCGAAACTTGGCTAAGTGGCGTAGAAGCCATTGAGGCGGGTTTTGCTGATGAGCTGCTCGAGGGCGGCGCCGCTCTTCAAGTAGCAGCAAATATGAAACGGTTTAACAACCCTCCGCAACGCGCGCTAAAACTGTTTAGCGCATCAAATTTAGAAAATAAAGGTGAAGATATGGACCTTGACCAATTAGCAGCTCGCTTCGGGCTGGCTCGCGCAGAAGGCGAGAACGACAAGGCGCTGTTAGCTCGCATTGCGGCGGCAGCAAATTTAACCCAGCTAGAAGATGAGCCTGATTCTGATTTCATCGCACGTATTGAAGCCTCTATTGAAGAAGGCGCCGACGTTGACGTGGACGTTCATGTGGACGTGAAAGTAAGCGATGAGCAAGAAGAAGCAACTATGCATCGGCCGCGTATGCGCGCGACAGACATGGAAGACTTAGCTAAGAGCGTCGTCGCTTCAGAGCGTAAGCGCATTAGTGATATTGGTCGCCTTTGCCGAATCCATAATATTGATCCGTCGCAAGAAGCGAAAATGGTCGCCAACGGCTCAACTCTTGAGCAAGCGCGAGGCACAATCCTTGAGCTGCTGGCACAACAAACACAAAACCAGATGCCAGGCGGCCATATCTCTGTGCAAAGCAATGGGCCGCAAATGCGAACGGCAATGGCTGGCGCTTTATTGCACGGTGCTGGCGCAAGTCAAGAGCTAGGCAAAGAGTCTCGCGATCTTCGCGGTTTGACTTTAATGGAAATGGCGCGCCGTGCTGTTGAATCAACAGGTGTTTCCACCGGCAGCATGAACCGTAATGACATTGCGCGCATGGCTCTTACTACATCTGATTTCCCGCATATCTTCAGCGATGTTGCGAATAAGATCTTGCGTGACAGCTATGAAGCTACTGAACGCACTTTTATGCCGTTCACTCGTCGCCGTACTGCTACCGATTTCCGTCATATCCATAGCGCAACACTAGGTGGCGCGCCTTCTCTGAAGAAGAAGAACGAATCGGGTGAATACGAATACGGCGCCATGAAAGAAGCCGGCTCTAGCTACAAGCTAGATACGTTTGGGCGTGTTGTGGCCCTAACCCGTGAAATGATTATTAACGATGACCTGGACGCATTCACCAAGTTATCAAGTGCATTTGGTGCCGCAGCAGCGCGGCTAGAAAATGATGTTGTTTGGGATCTGTTCATCAACCAAGCGTTTGATGGTTCTAACACTGCCTCCGGAAACGGTTCCGGATTAACGCTAGAGAGCCTAGCGAAGGCGCGTACCGAATTCAGAAAGCGAAAAAACATTGATGGTCAGCCAATGAATCTAACGCCCAAGTTCCTAATTGTGTCGCCTGAACACGAAACTAATGCAGAGCAGTTGATTGGTGCTATTTACGCAGGCCAAAGCACTGACTTCAACCCGTTCACGGGCAAACTGACTTTGATCGTTGAGCCACGCCTAACCTCAGAAACTCGCCAGCCTTGGTATCTAGCTGCTGAGCCTGTTCAGGTTGACACAATCGAGTATGCGTATTTGAGCGGCCAAGAAGGCGTTTACATTGAGCAAGAAAACAATTTCATGACAGATGATTTACGACTCAAGGCCCGGCTTGACTTTGGAGCGGGCGTTGTTGACAAGCGCGGTCTGTATCAAAACAAGGGCCCATCTGTTTAAACGTAAACCATGCCCTCCTAGCCGGAGGGCGACGCTAAATCTATAAACAAAGGTGCAATTATGGCTGCAAACTTAGTGAAAGATGGCAACCGTTTAACGGTTGTAGCAACCGGCGAAGTAACATCAGGCAGTTTTGTTGCTGTGGGGGCGCTATTCGGTATCGCGCTAACTTGCGCAGCAAAAAGCGGTGATGAATTTGAGCTGTCAGTGGGTGGTGTCTGGGATGGCTTGTCCATTGCAACATTAAACGACGAGAGCACTGGTACTGTTGTTTACCATAAAGACGGCGCATTGACGCTTGTTGCGGATGCGGCCGACGGGGTGGCTGGTGTGCTGGTTGGACCGGGTGGCTTGCTGCGACTAAACCCGAGCTTCGGATAAGAAATGGCTATCTTCGACCGGTTCAGCGCTGTTAATGCGAGTGTGAATTTTGGATTTTATGGCGACACCATAAAAATAGAAGGCGGACCCTATGGCACCGCTGAGCCAGTTGAAACCGTGGGTGTTCTTACGTATCTGGGTATTGATGATAGCGACACACAATTTGCTACTAATGCTCAGCCGTTTATTGAATATCCAAAAGAAGCATGGCCAAACCCCCAACGCGGCGACCAGATTACTTTCACTGCAAAGCAAGAAGTTTATGAGGTTGCAAAGCTGCGCAGCGAAAACAATACGACAATTGAAGTTGATGTAATAAAACGATGAGCTTCGACAGACAGCTTGAGCAAGCAGAGAAGAAGATTAGCGCACTGGCAGAAAGAGCTGGTGATGCTACCTCTCATGCATTAAATAGAGCGGCGATAGAAGCTAAGAGCCGTGCTGTTGATGAAATCACCAAGCAAGTAGCGCTAGATAAATCATATGTGCGCGAACGCTTAAAGATTAGCAAAACAAAAAAAGATGAAACGGGTTACTACTCTCAGATCAGCGCGCAGAACCAAGGCGTTCTGCTTACCCGCTTCCCTTACGCGCAAACGTTTGGGCCGCGAAAAAGTGGCGTAGGGCAAAAGGCCACAGGGATAAAGGGGCGCATCAAGACAAACAGAGAGTATCAATCCAATTTCTTTTTAATGCCCCTGAAGAACAGCAACACCATGGGCATTGCGAAGCGCACTAAAGCAACTGGTCGAGACAACTATCGCGTACTACATGCTCCAAGTGTAGCGCAAGTGTTCAATACAGTTCGTGAAGATATAAGCCCAGAAGTGATTGCTGACATTCAAAAGAATTTAATGCGCGAACTGGAGAAGCTTTATGGCTGAATATAACGCTATTAAGATTTTTCGCGAGTATGAGAAGCGACTAAAGAGCATAACCAAACTGAATGGATTCAGTAGCGACGCTGGCAACACCGTAGCTAAAGGCTGGGGTGCGATGTCTTATTTTGCGAACAGCAATACAAACTTTCCTTTTTGCGGCATCAGTCCGTCCCGTGCGCCAAATTTTTCGCGGCGAGGCGATGACATTGTTATCACGATGGAATACGAAGCTGTTATAGCTGACAAAGCAGGCCCAGAGCTAGCAGACAATTTGATCATGCATAGCATAGATCTGCTACATGCACTGCTTGATAAAAGCAGCCAGGAGCGTTTAAGCGGACTGGCAATAAAGAACTCAATGAGTGATTTGGCTTTCAACGTTCCTGACGACGCAAGGCCATTCGGCTGGGTATCAGTGTTTTTAACTTGTGAATTTATTAACCGTATAGGAGGCCACTAAAATGGCTAATTACGAAGATCGCGGCTCAATCTTAGTGGGCGACCTATTTATTGCGAAGATCGAAAGTGGCGTTCGCGGGCCGATAATTGGCCGCGTGAACTCAACTGAAATCAGCATCACACCGCCATCTACTAGCACCAGAAGCCGCATGTCGCGACAACGCGAAACTCACGGACAGGCACTAGATTCTGTTGCAATGGCAGACGCGCCGGCTTCTTTATCCATCACTTACGACTCCATGAATCGCGAAATGTTGGCGTATGCTCTCGCAGGTAAGCTAGAAGACCGCGCCACCGCCAGTGGCAAAGTAATTATTGACAGCGAAGGCACGGATGTAACGCTAGTTCCGCTCGTGCAGGATGAGTGGGTGTTTGTTGGTTACTACAACCTTAGCGAGGTGACCATCAACAGCAAAGCAGAAGACACGGATTTTGCTGTTGATTTGGAAAACGGCCTAGTAATGGCTCTCAATGCAGGAACCGCAGGCTCTCAAACAGTTAAAATCAAGTCTAATGGCGATGAGCTTCAACTATCACG